AGATACCTGACTTATAGCGAAATTAACGAACTAACAGGACTCCGTCGAAATGGTGTTAGCGATTACATGTATCAGATTGAACAGTTAGGACTGATAATCCATAAGCGAAACATGAAATCCAACCGAGAGATTAAACTTGTGGGCATTGGCGATAAAAGACAGGCAACAAAGTATCAACCTGAAGCTGCAACGTTGGACAGAAACAAACTATTATCAGAGGTGTTTAGATGAATTTTGACCAAACAATGAAAGCAATCACAACCGCACTTAGCCTGGCAGGGTTCCTTGCCGTTATCGCTGGCGTGTATTTTGGAGGTTTGTAATGACAAAGTATCAGTTCTGCCGCAATTATCACGACTACAAGAAAGGGCAGATTGTAGACGGAATGCGGATGAATAACGAAAGTGTTATGATTAAATTGCCGTATAGCAGCGGCTTTGTTTCAACTATCGAGCCATTGTTTTTAGGCTCGCAACGTTTATTGATTAAGGTCAAATAATGAGTTTTACAAAAGTAATTGCATTCGAAGAGGGTTTTCGAGCCAAGCCGTACAAAGATTCCCTTGGATATCCGACTATTGGCTATGGAATTAAGCTGGCAGATAAAAACGCCAATATTGACCACTTCGATTGTGAAATCCCTGAGCCTGTAGCGCGTTTGTGGCTTGAATCCCACGCACTGAAAGAAGAAGCAAAACTTTGCCAGTACGCATGGTTTATCGACCAGCACAAAGATGTGCAGGACATTCTCGTATCAATGTGCTACCAGTTAGGCTTGCAAGGTCTTCTAGGCTTCAAAAAGATGATCTCTGCCCTATCAGTTGGCGATATGGAAAAAGCCGCTACAGAGGCGCTAGATTCGAAATGGGCGCGTAGTGATTCACCCAACCGCGCAAAACGTCACGCACGAGTAATTAAAGGAGAGTCTATTGATGATGTATATCGTGATCTTATCTAAGATTGCATTAGTTACCAAAGAAATACCAATGACAAATCAATACGCATTTTTAGGAAGGGTATTATGATTCAAGTTTTTATAAAAGCGATGTTGGCATTTGGCACCAAGCTGTTAATGTCATTTGCTAGCGAAAAAGTTATCGAGTGGGCGTTTTTCTACCTAGCTGGTGAAATTGTGAAAAGCACAAAAACCAAGCACGACGATAAATTCTACGCCGAAATAAAGAGAGCTTATGAAGGCGACAAGGTAAACGTCCAACCTAAAGACTACTAAGGTGGTTATTAAATCAGCTTCATGTGTGAACAGGCCACAGAAAGCGAACTTACGCTGAGAAGCGCAATTACCCTTTGGCAGATGTGAGAATCAGTGGACACAAAGAGAGCGCAGTTATGGAATTTCGGCTGCGCTTTTTTACTGTTGACTATGTAACGATAAATCATTACAATTATTAAGAGGTAAGGAAATGGCGATTACTGAAAAGAAATGCGAAATTTGCGGAGAATTGTTTTATGGGACAGCAAAAGCAAAAGTTTGTAGCAACAAGTGCAGAGTCAAAAAACACAGGCAAAAGAAAGGCAAAGGTAGTCGGTAGGATTTACGGGCTGGGATACAACTCAGGAGGTCGATATAAGACTAGAGATGGCTCTAAACTTACCAAGGCGTATGTAAAATGGATGAACATGCTTAAGAGGTGTTATCACGAACCTGAAATTGAAAGAAGACCAAGCTACAGAGGCTGTTCAGTATGTGATGAATGGCACGACTACCAATGTTTTGCTGGTTGGTTTGACAAAAACTACCCAAGAGACGGAGGTAATTATGAGATCGATAAAGATCTAATATCCGCACCAAACAAAACATACTCACCTAGCCGGTGTATATTTGTTACTCGTAAGGTCAACTCATTTACAACTGATAATTTTAGAGCTAGAGGTATGTATATGATAGGAGCCAGCATGTACAAACCTTATGGAAAGTTTGTCTCTAAGTGTTGCAACCCAGTAACCGGAAAGATGGAGCACCTTGGATATTTCGAAACTGAGATTGAGGCCCACCTAGCATGGAGAAAGAGAAAGTCTGAGTTAGCATATGAGCTTGCAATGATTCAGGATAGAGATGAAGTTAAACAGGCATTATTAAACTGGAAGGAGGCTCTAGACAGTAATATTATCCACCCTTATTGATTTTTTTCTTTTTTAGTGGAAATCTTTCTTCGGTGTATTTGAGTGCAATAAATAACCTAATCCCACAGCCCGCGAAAGCGGGTTTTTTGTTTTGTGAAGTCGGTCACAGCGCACTTGGTTCGGATTGGGTATAGTTAGTTCATACCAACGAGATAGGAGGAAATGGTAATGGCAAAGCATAAACACTCACCAATGATTAAAGCTAAAGTGGATAACATGGATTTGGTGGTCTTTTTAAATTCTGGCCAAGAGTGGACAGAAAGCAGTCTTAATACAATGGTAGCAAATTCAGACATTGATTTCTTTCTTTGCCTTCCGCAATACAAAGAGACCTGTTTGCACTGGCTCAACGGTGGAGAAGTAGAGATTAACGCAACATTTGAAGATGATGAGTGGGTTGATTACGATCAGGTGAGAGGGTGGGTCACTGGTAGCGTATTCATGCAATGTGACCACGTATTGCGAGCTAAACCACGCAAAGAAAAGTTATGGATCGCAGTAAAAACAGATAAGCATGAAACCCTTGGCGGATGTAGAAATGTTCGCATTTGCTCGCATGCTTTTGTAAATAAACAGGACGCAATTGATTATCTAAATTTAGACTCGTCTCAGCTTGTTGAGATAGAAGTAGAAGCTTAAAAGGAGGCGCTTATTTCAGGCAAGTATAACAGAGGCAAACGCAAAGGCAGCACACCACCAGTAACAAAGCCACGCTGCCGAAGCCGTCACGAGCGACTGCGTAAGATGGCAAAGTATCAAGCGAATAGATTGCATAGAGAGGACTTGAAAAAGTGGAACAGGTAAATGACAGCATGAATAACTCAGACCTACCAATGCTGGTCGAAAGCATTTCAAAGTGGCACCATGATAGAAATCTTGTTGAAGGCGCAAACAACTTTAGCCAGTTCACCAAGCTAATTGAGGAGGCCGGAGAATTAGCCGGAAACCTTTCTCGCGGCAAGTGCTGTCGTGATGACATTGGAGACATGCTGGTTGTGTTAATTAACATTTGTGAGCGAGAGGGCTATACGCTTGAAGATTGTTTGTACACTGCATGGCTAGATATTAAAGACCGCAAAGGCAAAATGATTAACGGCACCTTTGTAAAGGAGTCCGACCTTTGATGCAGCCGCTAGAGTCCAACAATAGTCTTTAATTCAGGAAAATAAGTTGCAAGCAATCCGAAAGCAATCGAGCAAATCAACGTCCATTTTGCAATTTGCTTTTCATTGTTTGCAATTTTCAAGTCGTGACCATCTACGCGCCTCTCTATATTTGACATGCGACTGTGAACATTAGCCAATTTTTCTGTCACATCAACCAGCCTATCTAATTGTTTTTCTTGGTGTAATTGACTTTGTTCGACTCTTGCTAGCCGCTCGTTAACTTCCGACATCATTCCGCTCATAATAGAAAACCCCATAATAACAGTATTGTACATTGTCATTATGGGGCTTTGCAAAGTTAATGCCTAGGTGTGGATTTATTCAGTTGGTCTAACCGGCTTATCACCAACGATAGTTAATACGCCGTCGATATTTTGAACGTAGTCCCTACACTTAATCGCGTAAGAGTTGAGAGAATCAAGGCTAATGGTTGCTCTTTTTGTGTCTCCAGTTGAGTGATATTTTAACTGAATATCAACCCAGTTTAGCTCTGACATCATTTCTACCTGCTCTATTGATGCCAAGTGCTCATTTAGTTTTGATTCGTCTGTAACCCAGTCATCATTAACCCAATCGTCGAATTCTGTTGCTCTTTCCTTTAGTGTCCAACCTTCCTTTATCTCTCCAACATAATCGACCTTTTCCTTTCGGTATGGTTGCGATGTGGAGTAAGCATATTTTCCGCGATGGTCATCAACATACTTGGTTGATTGCGGTCTGCCTGCTTCATCGAATTCACAAACAACCACAGCCTTACCTTGTGCAGGTTCCAATGGTTTCACAAGCAAAGCTGCCATTGGAAGTTCATCCATTTCTGACTGTTTGATTAGCTTCTTAGGCTGACGGTCAACTTCTAGCGTGGTTTTGTCGTACGTGTAGTAATTGGTAATCATAATGCGTAACCCTTCCACTCAATAAAGCCTTTAGGTTGGTTCTCTGGTGCTGTAGGAACCACTCGTGAAGCATCAAAGTCAATACCAACATCTCTAACGGCAGCGACACCATTAGCTACCTTTGCAGTTGCTTCTGACTTTATGGTTGAAAATGCACCACTGGCACCAGCCATTGGTATACCTGTGGTTATATCAATATCTCTAGTGGGTATAATTTGAGCCTGAATATTTCTAATCGCATCCTCATGTGTTTGACCAGCTATCCACGTTGTACCATTAGCGCCACGGGTAAATCGCCCTTGGCGGTCTGGGATGTTAAGCAGGTTTGGGTTAGAGCTGTCTACCCAATGCGGTTTTGCTGCTGCGATTTCATGATAAGTTAGCGCAGATATTTGCTGGCCAATTCCGACAAGCATTTCTTCTGGCAAATCGTCATCGTCCCACGCCATGGTTTCGCCCGGCTTTTTGCCCGTGAAAAACTTCCAGTAGAAAGGCTTTGATGCATCTGACCAGCCAGCACGTCTATTGGCTGGATTGGCTGGGTCTTTCCCTGACAGTGACTCAACATTTGAATGCCACTGAACCACCCTTGGCACTCCATTTATTGTTCTTCGCGCTAGCTCGCCATAACTGTAAACCCTGTCCGGGTCGTACTCAGCAAGCTGTAGGTTTGAAACAATATTAGAGATATCGTCGGTATTCTTATCTTGCTGCGCTGACGATGGAAGTTTAGACCAGTCTTGATTTGCCTCGCTAGGCTCACTAGATTCCACATTGGATACGTTTACGTTTAACCGCCAATCAAACCCGTTATGATTAAAGCTATCCCCAATCGCGTACGGCCCAGACGCTACGGACCACGAGCCTTTGAAATTCCCGCTAGACACAGCGACATCAGCGGCACTTTGTGCGGTAGCCATATCATTTGAAACCTGAATTGCGGTTTGGTTAATTTCTGATACCGCAACGTTAAACTCTCCGCCAGCACCAAATAATTGCTTGTCGTAGTTCAGCTTGTCAGATACGTTTTGGTTAAAGGTAGGCTGAGGCTGCCCTATGATTGGCACGTCTCCAGCGTATTCTGTTATCGGTGTTATAGGCATTATATAGATCCCCTTACTGTGATTTCGTATTTGATGTGCTCTGGGTATTGGTATGGTACTGGGCTTCTCTCGAATACTCCGTATGTTATCATTTTTTGACCCATTCCTATATCCCCAACCCACATGGCGCTTTTGCCAGACAGCGTTTTTATTAGTTTCTGAATATATGGGTTTGTGGACATATCAGAAAAAACAGCGTAAGTGTTTAGATTTACTGATGGCCTTTGAATGTAAGTCAATTCCCCAAACTCATCATATTCCTGCCTTGAATAATTTATCGAGTCTGTTTTTGTTCCCTCTGCGTGAACTGTTCCTATCACTTTGGAAAACCCAAAGGGAGCAGCGCCAACCTTCATGTTTGAGCCATGAAAAGTAAGCGTTATCTCTGGGTTGTAGCTTACAGGCAACCCATCAATAAACTCATCGCTAACATAAATTAGCTGATAAAGGTAATATGTATAGTGGTCATAAACAGTTGTCACATCAATAAGCGACCTGTTTTGATTGTAAATCTCAGCACCTAGCGAATCTTTAATTACCGTTGTTATTGAGTCTACGTTTGATATCCCGAACAAGCCTATAGAGTCAACGAACTCCGATGCGCTCAACGTTACAGAGAAATCCGAAGTTGATACTGTTGGTGTTGTAGTCTTGTCGTCAAACATTGCCCATCTGTTGGTTGGCCCTATATCAACCCATTCTGCAGTAGATGATTCGTCCGAGTTGTCAGCTGGGTCGCTAAATGTCTCAGAAACTAAACACCTGTACTTCCTGTGATTTGTCTCTCTAATTACTTCATCGCCAGCTTTGTAAGCACCGGCATTAGTGATTGTTCTGGATAAGGCGGTAAACTCTGCGTTTGTTACCGCTGATAGCTTACTGTTTATCGCCCATGTTATTGCACCTTCAAAATAAGAAGTAATCCTTGCTGGAACGCTTGAATACTTTGAAAACTTAACGCTACCAAGTTTTGTTGGTGTTAAGTCAATGTCGTACTCAATAAAATCAGTTTGCTCTGTTGAGTAGTCTGTGCTCACTGTGGCAATAACACCACCATCTTTGTTTGATGAGAGATATTGCGCATTACCAGCAGAAATGCCAGTACTAACAGAAGACA